TTTTTTTTTCGTACCCTACCCGCCCCCGTGGTGATCCGCTGGGGATAGGTTCGTCATCTCCGCTACCACCCAAAAAAATAAAAAGCACTTTTTTACAATAAAACTATTGACAAGTTAATGTAATATTGCTATAATGTAACTGCAAAAAAACAGGAGGTGTTATGTATGAAAAAAGCAGTAGGATATTGCAGAGTATCAACGGATGGTCAAGTCGGAGAAGATAAATTCGGTATTGACTCCCAGAAAGAACAAATATTAGAATACGCAAGGCGTAATGATTATGAAATATTAGAATGGTTTATTGACGAAGGAGTCAGCGGTGTTAAGGAGAGTCGCCCTGCTTTCGATAAAATCATATATGGCGATGTTAGCAATCCTCCGTATGAATGCGTAATTGTCGCTAAAAATGACAGGATAGCAAGGGATATAAACATTTATTTTTACTATAAGATGATGCTTAAGAAAAAGAATATAACCCTCATCAGCATCTCTGAGGATTTCGGACAATTTGGTGTGTTCTCCAGTATACTTGAAGCGTTTACTCTTTGTGTTGCTGAGATGGAGCGTGAAAACATTATGAAGCGTACCGCTTTGGGTAGAAATATTAAGGCTGAAAAAGGCGGATACGCCGGTGGGCAAGCTCCTTATGGGTATAAGGTTGCCGATAAAAAGCTGGTGATAGTTCCCGAAGAAGCAGTTGCAGTACGAGATATATTCAAAATGAGTGAAGAGGGTAAAACACTTGCTGCCATCGCTGAGGAAATGAATCGTAGAGGTTTGCTTACACATCGTGGAAGGCATTTCAGAACTTCTACCATTCAAACGATTTTGGCTAATCGTAAAACATACGAAGGTTTTTATAAATACGGTAACAGTGATTGGGTAAAAGGTCAGCACGAACCAATATTGTAAGTTTCCCTAAGTAAATCTAAATTAAGTAAATCTAAATAAAGAGTGCCCTTTGAGCGCCAGTCTTGATGAAAGGGTGGTGCTCTTTTTTATGAAAACAATTGAAGTCATTGAGAAATTAAGAGAAAAAATATCGAAAAAACCTTCGGATTTTCAAGCAGTCGAAGATTTATTTGAGATGATTCGTATATACGAGAATGAGAATCCAAAAGCGGCTCATGCTCTTAATCGTGAGGTTCGGTCTATAACGGCGGCGCAGGTGAAAAATAATAAAAATCCTGTGAATATAAGCGAGAAGTTTTATTGGCTGCATAAGCGAAGTCTATTATTCGATGCTCCTATAGATTTTGATGCTTACTTGCAATATGTTGAATTTGATAGGGAACCTTCTAAGAGGTTCTACCTCCCTCGCCGCAGGATTATTAAACCCATCGTTGATTCGTTGCAGCAGATTGAGGATGACGAACTTGATTTACTCGCTATTTCTTTACCACCGGGAACAGGTAAAACTACACTCGGTATTTTCTTCCTCTCATGGCAGATGGGTAAATATCCCGATATGCCAAACTTAGCATCGGCTCACTCTGATAAGTTGACACGAAGTTTCTATGACGGGGTTTTAAACATTATTACAGACCCGGAATATTTGTGGAAGGATGTTTTTCCGGGTGTAGAAATCGTGGGAACTAATTCCAAAGATGAAACAATCGACCTCGGTAAGCCGAAACGATTCAAGACGCTCACTTGTCGTTCTATTGACGGCTCATTGACAGGTGCTACTCGATGCGAGAGAATTCTTTATGCGGACGACCTTGTTTCCGGTATAGAAGAAGCTCTATCTAAAGACCGATTGGATAGCCTTTGGGATAAATACACCAATGACCTTAAATCCAGAAAAAAGCTCGGATGTAAGGAAATCCATATCGCCACTCGATGGTCAGTTCATGACCCTATCGGCAGACTTGAACGCCAATATGAGGGTAACCCCCGTGCTAAGTTTTTTGCTCTTCCTGCGCTTAATGAGAATGATGAAAGTAATTTTGATTATGATTACGGCGTTGGGTTCGATACGAAATATTTCCTCGATATGAGAGCCAGCTTGGATGATGTTTCGTGGAAATGCTTATTTCAAAATGAGCCGATTGAGCGTGAAGGATTACTTTTCCCGGAAGAAGAATTGCTGTATTACAATGGGGTACTGCCTGATGGGGAACCGGATAGAAAAGTTTCCGTATGTGATATTGCATGGGGTGGCGGTGATAGTTTGTCTATGCCGATATGTTATGTTTACGGTGAAGATGCCTATGTGGTCGATGTGGTTTTCAATAACGGAGATAAGGAAGTTACTCGCCCCATTGTAGTCGGAAAATTAAAGCAACACCTCCCCCATCAAGTTCGTTTTGAAGCCAACAACGGCGGCGATGAGTATGCTGATAAAGTTGATGAGATGCTTCGTAAGGAAGGAATCAAGTTAAATATTTCTCATAGGAAGTCTCCTTCTACCGCAAGTAAATTGTCAAGAATTATTCAAGCCGCTCCCGATATTAAGAAATTATACTTCTTGGATAAAAAGCATCGGTCAAAGGAATATTCAAAGTTCATGAAAGAACTAACCTCTTTCATGCAGACCGGAAAGAACAAACACGATGATGCTGCCGATTCGTTGGCAATGCTCACGGTTCTTTTAAAAAATCCCGGCGGTAGTGTTGAGATTATTAAACGACCTTTTTAACTATATGTAGTATATTTACCTCTTGACAAATGCTATATGTTGTGGTATAGTGTATAGATGGAAAAGTATATAAAGTTATCGAGGGCGGAAATGGTTCCTGTAGCATTCGAGAGAGTATCCGAGATGATGGACACATCAACCATTCTATAGCTGTTTTTATAAAGATTAGAGCGTAATCGCTTGGGTACATTTGGTATCGAAGGGGTTATGCTTTTGTTTCTTTAGGGGTGGTGATAGTTGAAGGTTTTTTCCGTAAGGCTCAGTCGTGAGCTAGAGGAAATCATCTTAGTACCGATAGCAGATTCTCATGACTCAGACGCTTTCGCTGACGAGAAGTATGTTGAGGATAGAATTAAGTTCATTAAGGAGACCCCAAACGCTTTCGCCTTATTGAACGGTGATCTTATGAACATGGCAACTAAAAATTCTAAAAGCGATGTGTATGCTGATAAATATAGCCCCGATGAACAACTGGATCGCTGTATAGAACGATACTATCCGATACGAGATAAGATTTTGGGCGTGAACGAAGGAAACCATGAACGCCGAATCTCTAAGGAGACAGGCATTCAAGTGACAAAGCGGTTTGCTAGAGAGTTAGGAATAGAGGATAGATATTCGCCGAGTGGGTTGTATATCATCCTTCGAGTCGGACAAGTTCAAGGTAAAAAGCGTGAGAGCAACGGTAGCGGAAAAATACGCCAAATATGCTACACGATTTATATGACACACGGGTCAAGGAGTGGAAGAAAAGCTGGTAGCAAGGTAAATGCTCTTATCGAATTGTCGAACATAGTTACCGCTGATGTATACATCCATTCGCATTCCCATTTAGGTGCAATTATCCCCGGAGTAATAAATGTGCCGGATTTAAGAAACGACAAGGTAAAAGTTAACGAGACCTTGTATATAAATACAGCAGCACCATTGGATTACGGCGGATATGGCGAAATAGGAGAATATCAGCCGGTCAGCAAGAAATCCCCGATAATCTACTTATGTGGGACAAAGAAATCAATGGATGCTGATTTAGGGGAAAGGATAAGATGGAATGATTGAGAAAGTTGTTTACATCTGTCATGAGTTCGGTGGTAAACAAGAAAATGTTGATAAAGTTGCTACGCTCGTGAGAGAACTTAGTAATCTCTACCCTACTATTTGTTTTATATCTCCGATTCATGCTTTCGGATTCCTGTATGAGTCCACAGATTATGACCGAGGGATGTCATATTGTTTAACTCTTTTAGATATGTGTGATGAAATGTGGGTATTCGGTGAGTTTAGTAATAGTACGGGTTGTCTTATTGAAAAAGAGTATTGTAGGAAATACAAGATTCCTATTGTAGAAAAGAGGTGATTAAAACGGAAACCAGAACAATGTTTGGCAGAAGGGTTATTTATTCATCTGTATCGGAAATAACTCGTGAAAATGTTGTGGATGTTCTTAAAAACGCAATGCGCATACATTCGGTAAACAGTAGTGAAATAGACTATCTTTATCAATATTACAAGGGTAATCAACCCATCCTACAACGAGTTAAAGCTATTAGACCGGAAATTAACAATAGAATTGTTGAGAATCATGCCTATGAAATTGTATCTTTCAAAACCGGATATGTTTTTGGGGAACCGATTCAGTATGTACGGAGAAGTGAAGATAAAGAGATTTCCGAAAAAATTACCCTGCTAAATGAATTTATGTTTGCAGAAGATAAGGCACAAAAGGATAAAGAATTAGCCGAATGGTTTTATATTTGTGGTACAGCTTACAGAATGATATTGCCGGATACGATTGCTGATGAAAGCCCGTTTGAAATTGATACACTTGATCCTCGATATGCTTTCGTAGTATATAACAATGGCTTTGGAAAAAAGCCGCTTATGGGTGTTAAATACATTAAGACCGATGATGGGAAAATGCTTTACAGCATCTATACTACAACCACTTATTTTGAGGTTGAGGAAGATGTGGTTGTAAAAGAAGAACCTCATGTTTTGGGAGATGTTCCGATTATTGAATATCCGGCTAACTCAGCAAGATTGGGGTCTTTTGAAATTGTATTGGGTTTGCTCGATGCTCTTAATAACACAGTATCAAACCGCATGGATGGCATAGAACAGTTCGTTCAAGCCTTTATGAAGTTTGTGAATTGTGATATTGATGAGGAACAGTTTACAGCTTTGAAAGAAATGGGAGCAATAAAGATTAAAGGCGAACCCGGAAATCCCGCCGATGTGGATATTGTTTCAAAGGAGCTTAACCAAACTCAAGTTCAAGTAACAAAAGATGATATTTACCAGATGATATTGATTATTTGCGGTATGCCGGATAGGAATAGAGCTAATCGTACAACAAGTGATACCGGGCAAGCTGTTATTCTTAGAGACGGTTGGAGTGCTGCTGAATCCAGAGCGAGGGACACTGAATTGGCATTCAAATGTTCCGAAAAGATGTTCCTTCGTTTAGCTTTGAGAATTATTAACACTGTGCATGGGCTTGATCTCAAGCTAAGTGACATTGACATTAAATTTACTCGAAACAAAACTGACAACCTATTGGTCAAAACACAAGGTTTGCAGAACATGCTTGAAGCTGGTATTCATCCTCAGATAGCGATAGCTAATAGCGGATTATTCAGCGACCCAGAACAGACATATCTCGATTCGTTACCTTATTTGGAGAAATGGCTGACCGCAAAGGCAACATACACTCCATCAAATAATAAACCTAATCCAGAGGGGGTAGCGTGATGAAGTGATGCTTTTGATTGATGTTCGATGTAAAAAATGTGGTAAGTTGCTCGGAAAAATCAGAGGCGAAGCCGAAATAAAGTGTAAAAATTGCAAAACAATAAACTATTTTAACACAGAGCGCCAAAAGAGTGCCGATTGACCTTTGATTAGAGGTTGATTGGTACTTTTTATTTCAAGCGAGAGAACGCTATAAAACACAATAGGGAGAGAACCGACTAAACACAAACATTCGGTGAGAGAACACCTATAAAACACAAACATTCGGTGAGAGAACACCTATAAAACACAGGAGGTTATTATGGATATTAAAACTTTACTTGGTGATGCATACAGAGAGGGAATGACAATCGATGAAATCAATGCGGCATTAGCTGATAAAAATTTTGTAGACCCGGCGACTCTTCCGAAGTCAGTGCCGAAAGAGGTTTTTGACAAGACTGCTTCGGAGCTTGCGAAAGTTAAAAAAGAGTTGAGGGAATTACAAGAATCTACTATGTCGGCGGATGAGAAGTTGAAAGCCGAATTAGAAAAGGCTGCTGCCGCTCAACTCACTTATGCAAAAGAGCTTTCAAAACTTAGAGCAAAAGAGATTTTCGTTTTGGCAGGATTAACCGAAGATGATTATAGTTCCATTTTGGATGCGATTGTTTCCGAAGATGAGGAAACTACTAAGGCTCGTGCAAAAAGCATAGTTGACCTTATTGCCGCTCAAAAGGCTGCTGCTGAAAAGGCACTTAAAGCAGAATTGCTAAAAAGCGCACCAAAACCGCCCGCCGGAAAAAACGGAGAAATGACAAAAGAGGATTTCGACAAACTGACATTGACCGAAAAGGCAAAGTTAAAATTGGAGAATCCAGAATTATACAAAATGCTTATAGGAGGTAATAAATAATGGCAGGATATTATCTTAATTTTCCGTTCGATGCGGAATTATTTGTGCAGGCGTGGGGTGAAGCTCCCGACCCGGTAAGGACAGCTTTATTAAACAGCGGTGTTCTCGTGAACGACCCTGTTGCGGCTGCGAAATTACAGAACGATGGTAATTTATATACTCTCCCCTTCTACAATATTCTCGATGGGGAAGAAGTGAACTATGATGGCGCAACGGACATTACCTCTACCGAAACAAGCGCTGATGTGCAGACTGGTATTGCTTATGGTAGAGCAAAAGGCTTTACTGCCAGAAATTTCGTAGCAGAACTGTCCGGATCTGACCCCTTCGGTCATATCGTAAATTCTGTAGCGAGGTATTGGAATAAGAAACGCCAGAATCGTATTATAGGCTTGCTTGACGCTATTTTTAATATTACTAATGACCCCGAATGGGCGAAGCATACCGTTAACCTCAGTGTAACAAGCGATACGCCCTATAAGATTGAAGCTACCACTCTGAATGATGTTGCCACTGATACTCTCGGAGATAATAAATCGGCTTATGCGGTTGCAATCATGCATTCTAATGTGGCTAGAACATTAGAGAATTTGCAGCTCCTTGAGTATTGGAAACAGACCGATGCTAACGGCATTCAAAGACCTACGACATTGGCTTCTGCGAACGGTTATCTCGTTATTGTTGACGATGGCGTTCCGGTTGATACAACCACTGTAGGTTATCCTAAGTATACCACCTACTTGCTTGGAACAGGTGTTCTGAGGTTTGCACCGGGCAGACTTGATGTTCCCGTAGAAATTCATCGTGACCCCGCTAAGAATGGTGGACAGGATACTTTATATACCCGTATTAGAGAAACCATTCATCCTAACGGCTTTAGCTTTAAGGTTCCGACCACCGACTGGAGTGAATCTCCTACCGATGCTCAATTGTTCGACAAAAATAATTGGGTTCGTAAGTTTGATGCTAAAGCTATTCCTATGGCAAGGCTCATTACCAATGGTTAATAGAAAGGGGTGTAGCGTGAGTGGCAGATATAAACTCAAAACTCGACCAGTTAAAAGGTTTGCTTGGTATAAGCGGAACGGAGGAGGATGCGTTGCTGCTCACGCTCCTATCCATTGCCGCACAAAAGATTCTCGACCGAGCATATCCCTATGATCCAACGATTATAGAGGTTCCGGCTCGTTATGAAACTAAACAGGTTGAAATAGCGGCTTACCTCTATAACAAACGAGGTGCGGAGGGACAAATCTCTCATAGCGAAAATGGCATAAGCCGTACTTATGAGAGTGCTGATGTGCCGGAAAGCCTTATGAGGGGTATTACCCCATATGTGGGGGTGTTCCGATGAGAGCATTGGAACGAAACAAACAGACGATCTATTATGCTCTTTATGAAGGTAAAAAACCTGTTTTCGATGAGTACGGTAACGAAACCGGAGAGTATGAAATACTGTATTCCTCCCCCATCGCTTTACGAATAAATGTGTCGGCGGCAAAGGGTGAAAGCTCGACAAGACCATTCGGTGATACCGAAAACTACGATAAGGTTTTAATGACAGATGACCTAAGCATACCAATCACTGAAACAAGTATTTTATGGATTGATTCGCTCGATACTCAAAAACCGCATGATTATATTGTCAAGAAGGTTGCAAAGAGTTTGAATAGCGTATCAATTGCTGTAAGCAAGGTGAATGTTAGTGCGTAAAATATCGTTCGGTCTATCTGTCAAAGAAATCGACCGTGCGATAAAAGAAGTTGAAAAGTACAAATCTGAATTGAACGCTAAAATATCCTTGCTGATTGAAACTCTTACGGATTACGGCGTAGAGATTGCAAAAGTACAAGTACAACAACTTGGAGCATGGTACACCGGGGAGCTTGAATCGAGCATTAGCGGTTATTTTAGTCCATCGACGGGGGTTGGCATCATCAAGGCGGGTGCGCCATATGCAGTTTATGTTGAATTCGGAACAGGTGTTGTAGGCGCAGGTTCCCCCCACCCCGACCCCGCAGGATGGCAATATGATGTGAACGCACATGGTGAAAGCGGCTGGTGGTATTACAACGATAGAGATGGAAAAATGCACTGGACGAAAGGAATGCGGAGTCGTCCTTTCATGTATAACACAGCACGGGAATTAGAGCAGGAATGCGTAAGAATCGCAAAGGAGGTATTCAGCCGTGATTGATATAGAGTCTATAATTTTCCAAAGGTTGTCAACCGTGTTGAGAGCCAATTACAGTGAAATATCAGTCTACGGTGAGTATGTTAAAACTCCTGCTGTATTTCCGTGTGTGACAATTGAGGAAAAAGACAATTATGTTTTAGAACGAACTCAATCGAGCGGAGGAATTGAGAATCATGCTGGACTCGTGTACGAAATAAATGTGTACTCCAACAAAAAGACCGGTAAGAAAAGTCAATGTAAAGAAATTTTCTCTCTAATCGATAGAGAAATGCAGGACATGGGTTTTACACGAACTATGCTGAATCCGATTCCGAATATAGACGATGCCACCATTTATAGAATGGTCGGCAGATATAAGGCGGTAGTATCGACCAACAAAACAATTTATAGGAGGTAAAGATTATGGCTATTACTACCTATGGTATGACTTTGAAATGGGGAACCAACCCCGAATCTCTGACAAAAAAAGTCGACATTAAAGATTTTCCAGACCTCGGTGGTGCTCCCGAACTTCGTGAAACCACTACTCTTTCGGATCCTGCTCAGACATATATCTTAGGCATTCTGTCTATGGATTCTATGGAGTTCACAGCGAACTACACTAAATCTGATTACGAAGCAGTATTAGCAGACGCAAATAAGAAACTGTATTATGCCCTTGAATTTGGAATAGACGGTTCAGAAGGTGTTTTTGAATGGCAGGGTGAACATACTGTTTGGGTGACGGGAGCCGGTGTAAACGATGTTGTTGAAATGAAAATCGGTATTGCACCTTCCACTAAACCTACTCTGAGAACAGCTTAATGGAGGTGTAGACAATGGCTAAACAGATTACTTTTGAATTCGAAGGTAAGAAATATGTACTTGAATTTACAAGGAAGTCCATAGAAACAATGGAAAAACAGGGTTTTATCGCAAGCGATATTGTTGAAAAACCTGTATCTACTTTACCGGCATTGTTCGCAGGAGCATTCCTTGCTCATCATCGCAATGTAAAGCGTGAGGTAATTGACAAGATTTTCGACAAACTCACCAACAAGCAAGAGTTGATTAGTAAGTTGGCTGAAATGTATAACGAACCTATCATGGCTCTTTTGGATGAACCGAGCGAAGATGAGGGAAACTTGAATTGGGGAGCGAACTGGTAAACTCAGCTCCCCTCCCTACTTATACCGAGCTATTTTACGAGCACTTTCCATTTTATTTGTCAATAGGTATGACCTACGACCAGTATTGGAATGACGATTGTGAATTGGTGGTTTATTACCGTAAAGCTAACGAGTTGAAAAACGCTCGAAAAAATCAAGAGTTGTGGCTTCAAGGAATGTATATCTACGAAGCGTTATGCTGTGTGTCACCTGTATTACATGCTTTTGCTAAAAAGGGTACGAAACCACATCCCTATCGGGATAAACCTTATCCCATCTCGGCTGAAGAAATCAAAGAGTATAAAGAAGCTATGGAAAAAGCAAAACGGAAAAAAGCGATGGCTGCTTTTATGACATGGGCATCGCAACTGGATTTACCAGATAAGGTTGAACGAGAGGAAGTGAGTGTAGATGTCCACCACGATTGATAGTTTACAAATAGAAATAACTCAAAACTCACAACAAGCGGTGAACGGCTTAGATGCGTTGACCGCTTCTCTCGGTCGGCTCAAAACTGCATCCAAAGGTGGAGTGGGTCTTACTGCTGTAAGTAATCAGCTCAAGAAATTAAACGATGTTGTGAATACGATGCAAGACCCCTCCACCAAAATATCTCAGCTTGTTTCTGCATTAAAGCCGTTAGAGTCTATAGGTAAATCCAACCTTAATTCCACGATAAATTCACTGAAAAAGTTGCCGGAACTTACTAAGCAATTAGCCGCTATTGATATGGGTGCGTTTGCTACTCAGATAGATAGGGTTGTTTCGGCGTTGAAGCCGTTGGCTACCGAGATGAATAAAATTGCAGCCGGGTTTAGTGCATTTCCTTCCCGAATTCAAAAACTTATTATACAGAACGAAAAGCTCTCCGCATCCAATGCTAAGGCGGCTAAGTCTTTTGGTATCTTGGGGACGGGCATAAGCCGTTTACAAGCTATGTTCGGAGTTTACTATTTGGCATTTCGAAAGATTACTTCTCTTGTAAGAGACTGGATTAGTGAGAGTAATAATTATGTTGAGAATTTAAACCTTTTTAGAGTTTCTATGGGAGAGGCTGCAGATGAGGCACTGGATTTTGCCTACAAGGTAAGAGACGCTTTCGGCGTAGACCCGTCCGAGTGGATTCGTTATCAAGCCGTATTTCAGAACATGGCTACTGGTTTCGGTATAACGGCGGAGAAGGCAACGGTTATGTCTAAGGGTCTAACACAGTTAGGTTATGATTTGGCTACAATTTTCAATGTTGATTATGAAGTGGCTATGCAGAAACTCGAAAGTGCCATAGCCGGTCAACCTCGTCCGATGCGAGAGTGGGGTTTTGATATATCGGAAACCACTTTAAAAATGGTAGCCTTAAATCATGGTATAAAAAAGAATGTAGAGTTGATGACTCAAAATGAGAAAGCCCAGCTTCGATACATTCAATTGATGGAAACGGCTCAGAAGCAGGGGATTCTTGGGAACTTTGCAAGAGAAATATATACACCTGCTAATGCGCTTCGTATTTTGAACCAACAGTTACTTCAATTAAGAAGAGCATTAGGAGACATGATTATTCCAATATTAATTAAAATAATCCCTTATATTCAAGCATTCGTAAAGGTTATTACCAATGCGGTGAGAGCGATTGCTACTCTGTTCGGATTTAAACTTCCAAAGATTGATTATTCCGGGTTAGAAGGTCTTAAATCCGGAGCAAAAGCCGCAGAAAATGCTATAGGAGATACCACCGCTGCGGTTAAGAAATTAAAGAGCGTGACAACAGGTTTTGATGAACTTAATATCATTCCGCGAGATGATGGTAGCGGTTCCGGTGCAAGAGTCGGGGGAGTTGGCGCAGGGGGAGGTGCAGACTTACCGCTCGAAATAAAAGCATACGAAGGTTTTTTGAGTGAAACGCGGAATAAGATTAATGAGCTAGCAGAGAAAATAGAAAAGCCTTTCGAGAAGGCTTTGAAACTCGCAGGGTTAATTGGCGTTGCTATCGCATCTTGGAAGATAAGTGATGCTTTGTTTTCTTTCTTCACAGGTAAAGGCGGAAGTGAGTTTTTCAAGGCTGTAAACGCATTGGGAAAAGCGTTTATTTCTCCGAGTGGTGAAACCATAAAATTAGCAAGCCTACTCGGTGATAGTACAGCGTATGTGGGAACGGCGGCAGTAATAGCTGGTATCGCTGCTACGATTGCTGTTATAGTTCTCCGAACAGCGGACTTAGTTAAAAATAGTGAACGCTTTAGAGAAGGTCTATCGGCTATATGGAATGGTCTTGTTTCCGGGGTGGATTGGATTGTAAATACCGCAACCCCTGCTATTAGAAATTTCTTCTCAAACCTTATTCCAAAGGAGTTGAAAAGCGCCTTCTCAGCGATCTTTGAGCCTATAAGCGGTTTCTTTAAGGCGTTGAATATAGACGCAAAGGATTGGTTATTGACACTCGGTAGTATCGCCTTGCTGTTCACCCCTGCCGCTCCTTTTGCCGGCGCTGTTCTCATATTCGAGACTCTCAGTGTGGCGATTAGGGGGATTGGATGGGCAACATCCGATGCCATTGAAGAAGTTGACTTGTTTGGTAATGATATCAGTGAAACCACGAAATCAAAGGTTCAACCGTTCGTGGAACAGATGAGGGAGTTGGACGATGTTATCACTACGCTTGATTGGACAAACATGGTTATTGACCAATCTGTAGTAGATGATGTCGCAACGAAAGTTAAGGCAATTTCCGAAACCATCATAAACGAGCTTGATGCAGATAAGAACGAAACTCTTGCCACTCTTGCTCCGTTGAGGAAAGCTCTCGGTGAAGAAGCCTACAATAAATTAATTGCAGACAGTGCCGCTTATTATGACAAAATGATCGATAAGGTAAGACAAAATGAAGATCGCATCAATGAAATCGTGGCAAAGGCTAAAGCCGAAAACCGTGCGATAACTCAGAGCGAAGCCGATGAAATCAACCGCATACAGTCCGAAATGATGGATATTGGTATCATGCATCTTTCTGAAACAGAGATTGAATACCGAAGGATTATGAATCGTATGAAGGATAACTCGATTCATACCTCTTTAGAGCAAGCAAGCGAAATTATTAAGAACGCTCAGTTGACCAGAGATGAAACTATTGAGGCAGCAGAAACTCAATATGCGAAAGTAGAACTCGAAGCTGAGAGGATGCTCGCTGTGGGTGCAATAAACGAGGAACAGTATAAAGCAATGATTGATGCCGCTGCCCAAACCAGAGATGAAACGATTGCTGCTGCTAACGAGCAATATGACACCATTTATAACACAACCATTACTAAGCTCGGCGATGCGGCTAAATATATCGATAGCACTACCGGTGACATCAAAGGAAAGTGGGAAGTGATCTGTGATGATATTGCCGCTTGGTGGGATACAACATGGACTGACATCAAAGATCGTTTCACAACATGGGGTGAAGAAATAAAAACAGGTTGGGACAGCTTTAAGAGCACATTCAAAACAGGATGGTGTGCGTTTTGGAAGGACATCGGTAACTTCTTCATCGATATATGGAATGGTCTCATTGGTGGACTTGAGAAGGCTATAAATTGGATTATCGATGGAATAAACGACTTAATCGATAAATATAACGAAGCTGTATCCAACATTCCGAAAATTGGTAGTAAGATAACCGTTTCTAACCTTGGTACCATATCAATCCGTAGGGTTCCGCGGCTTGATGTTCCTCAGTTTGCATTAGGTGGATTCCCCAAAACAGGAGAGCTGTTTATCGCCCGTGAGTCCGGTCCCGAAATGGTTGGCTCCATCAGAAATAGAACGGCAGTAGCGAACAACGACCAGATTGTCGAGGCGGTTTCTCAAGGTGTATTTGAAGCGGTTGTTGCTGCTATGCCTAAATACAATGAGCAGCCGTTAGAAGTCAAAGTCTATTTGGATGGTAAAGAAATTACGAAGAAGGTTGAGAAAATACAGCGTGAGCGTGGAACAACCTTGTTACCGGGAGGTGTAGCGTATGGCTGGTAGAGCCTTAGTGTCAGTCGATGGATATGATTTTCCCGAACCGTCAACATATAGCGGAAATACCGCAACCCTTGTTGATTCCGGGCGTAATGTTGAGGGACGCATGATAGGTTCGGTCATCCGTGACGATGTGGCAAAAGTGGAACTCACATGGAATTATTTAACCGTTAAAGAATGGGCGAACATCAATAAAAAGTTCAAACGCTCCGCCGGTGGAAAGTTTATAAACTTGGTTAACTTCTTTGACCAGAGTGCCGGAGGTTGGGTCACAAAAGAAATGTATGTCAGTGACCGTAGTGCGGGAATGTGGCGGCGTGACCCTTCCACTGGTGATATTCTTGGTTGGAAAGACTGTAAACTAAGTCTAATAGAGGTTTAAGGGGTGTAGATTGTGCAACCTGTCAGTGCAAATTGGCTGAATAATCAAAAACAAACCATCGTTGAAGAAAGTTTTGTTGAGGTGTCTTATGATTTTACTGACCCCGATGCTCTTGCCGATGCTTCTGCTTCTGACAACGGTTCTATCTACATCGCCAACACCCCTCAAATTGTAAGCGGGGTGGCGAAGGACATTGTGCCTTACGCCACCCTAGAACATAATATTTGGTTATTGGACGGGAGTAGAAAGATTATCCCCGAATCCGATTATGGAGATACCGGATATGTGAGCGATATTCTCAGTAACGAAACATGCGGTTTTGACAAAATACCCATTGTCGAAATCTCGTTCACTGAGGTACACGCTCCCCTAATTCCCGGTATTACTATTACATGGGGAGATGCATACAACGAATATGCAGAGAATTTTAGAGTAACCGCCTATAACGGAGCAACATTGGTAGCAGAGAAAACTGTCATCGATAATAAATCTGTTATATCGGTAGTAGAGCTTGACATTGAGAATTATGACCTCATCCGTATTGAAATTCTTAAATGGTGCTTACCATATCACAGAGCAAGAATATCCAATGTTTTTATTGGTATCAATAGAATTTATACGAAAACCGACTTGTTGGAATTCGAACATTTACAAGAGGTAGACCCGTTGAACGCTAAATTGCCAAAGATAAGCGTTCGGTTCGGAATAGACAATACTTCGGATGAGTACAATCCAAACAACGAAGCCGGAATGTCAAAGTATCTTATGGAACGGCAGGAAATACGAACTCGATATGGTTATAAGTTGGGTGATTCTATTGAATGGATAGACGGCGGAGTATTTTATCTCTCCGAATGGGAAGCACCGCAGAACGGAATATCTGCTAATTTCGAAGCTCGTGACCTTTTGGAATTTATGAGTTCTACTTACATGAAAGGTGTTTATTCCTCGGAGGGGGTTTCGCTCTATTCGTTAGCAACGGCAGTATTCGAAGAAGCTAATCTGCCTTTAAATTCAGACGGTACGGTGAAATGGGTAATTGACGATTCTCTTAAAAATATTTACACGAACGCCCCTCTCCCTCTTGTGAGTTTAGCTGAATGCTTGCAAATGATAGCCAATGCTGCCGCCTGTGTTCTGTATGCCGATAGGAAGGGAACATTGCACATTGAGCCTATTAAAACAGAGTCAGATGATTACACGATAGATAACTTTAACAGCTTCAAAAAATCGGAGATTTCGCTAACGAAGCCGCTTTTACAAGTGGATGTAACCACTTATAACTATTTCATAGGTGACACCGGAAAGGAATTATACAACGGTGTAATTCCCATCAACGGTTCTAAGTCAATTTATATTACTTACTCCGACCCGGCAGTTAATGTTTCGGCTAATGTCACGAATGGAACATTGGTTTCGGCAAATTATTATACAAATGCTTGTTTACTTACTATTACCGGAAACGGCGATGTAAGTGTGAATATAACCGGAGATATTCTTAAGACCTCAGAAACCATCATTACAATAAGTACCGGTGAGGAAAAAGGTGAAATTCAAAAAGTTGAAAATCCACTGATTACTACATCTGAAAGAGCGGTTGCCATCGGGGAATGGGTCAAAGATTATTTATCGAAGAGAAAAATTATATCTTCTGAATGGAGGGCAGACCCACGGCTCGATGTCATGGATATTATTACGGTCAAGAACAATTACGGCTCTTCATTAGTAAGAACGACTTCGGTTGGTTTTACTTATAACGGGGCTTTCCGGGGTACTGGTGAAGGGAGGATTTTGAGTGGCAGTTTGGATTGAACCTATATTCGATAGAACTGAGGAAGATGTTGAATTTGCGAGAGAGCAAATTTCAAGATGGATTGCCGAAGAACTCTCCGGTAGCCCCATCGAAACATATGACCTTAAAGGTTGTCTAAATGTTGTAGACCTTAATCGTATAGAGGGAAACATCAACTACTTAAACGAAACTCTCACTAAATTACATTATCCACCGGGAACATCGAGCAAGACTTGGGAAAGAAGTGATTTACCAACAGAGAGAGATGTTTCTCGAATTCTCAACAATATACGGTTAATTATATCGGTGTATTATCAACAACAGAAAGCTCCCGAAGTTCCCGAAAGTATGAGAACTTATAAGGACATTAACGCAATAGAGGAAAATCTTTTACTAATCAAGCAACTTATCGACTGTATGAGAGCGAGCTTTCAAAAAAGTGCAGCATTTCAATCGGGTGCGATGAGGATTTTACCAATTAGGAGGTGAATCTGTATGGCGTATATAGCAAGAGAGATTAAAGACCGTGTTGCCATTGGAGATAACTGCTTCTATATGGAAGAGTTGGAAGATGGTCGAATTATGCTTACGCCTGCTCCGGACTCCGTTATAGAACCGGGTACAGACATAAACAAAGCATTACTTCAACCTATCGAGGATAGGGTCGTATGGCTTATGAACAGGGTCTTTGACGATATTACGAGCAATCCTTTCATGTTTACTTTTGAGGATTTGACAGGTTTAATCGTTACGGGCGTTTGGAACGAAAGTCTCGGACGGATAGAGTGCTAAATCGCAAAGAATTATTTGAGGAGGTGTAAGGGTGGCTCAACTTATATCGAATCTACCAATCGGGGCAAAAGTTAAATTTGGACATTATGAAGTAAAATCCGAAGGCACTATGCCGATAATTTGGACTATTGTGGCGAAAAATCATCCGGGTTATCCCGCTAACTCTATAACTTTACACACTGAAAAAATCATAGATTTGCGTTGTTTCGATGCGAAAGAACCCAATAACCCTAATACTGACAGAAAAAGCTATGGTAATAACCGTTATTCAGTATCTAATATCGACCAATGGTTAAATAAAGCAGGTTCGGCGGCGGGTGGTTGGTATGTCGCACAACATACCTACGACCAAGCTCCTAATGCTGCTAATGTGGATGACAACACGCCATACGATACTCGTCCGGGGTTTCTATATCATTTTAGTACGCAAGAAAGGGATGCGATTTTATCTACTACTTTGAGAGTTGCTAAACCTTCGGTCGATGGCGGTGGGTATGAGGACA